ACCTTAACGCCGCTAGACAGCTACTTAAAGACAACGATATTCACGCGGCGGTTAAGAACGACAACCCTATGGCTAACCTAGTCAGTATGCTCCCATTTAACGACGAGGGCGTTGACAAAGTAATGTCCCAATAATAACATATCAAAATTTAAGGAAAAATGAGTTTTAACTATAGCGAAGTAAGTAACCCGACAGGCAATAGTTTTACATTCTCAGTTAGTTACAGCGATATAGCTGACGTAGCTGTTATGGGCTACAACGGTAAATACTGGTCTGAACTGAGTGTAGCTAGTGTCGATGGTCAAACCGTAACATTATCGGAAGCGGCCGATGGTTTAAAGTCTATTCGTATCTCGAACAACGCTTCGGATATTAAAAAGTTAAATACTAACGGTAGCGACGGCAACCTGATAACAGCGGTCAAGGGGGGGGGGAACGAAGGTGAATACCGTCTTCTCGAAGTCCACGTAGAAGACCCAACTGACCGTACGGGTAACTCTCCGATGACAGCTGAGGCTATTACGCTTGGTGGTATTTCCGACCTTGTTGCTACGGAGACTGGTAGTGGTTACGAGTTCACTGGTGGATTCACCGACCGTACCACGGGACAATCAGGCGCTAATGACCTCGGTTCCAACACGCAGTACACCGCTGCAATGGCTGCTGACAACTCTTGGTATCGCTTTGGGTTCGACCGCACCCGTCAAACCGCTAATGACGTTGCTTACTTCCCAACTGACAGCTTTGAGAACTTCGACCAGACCAAGGGTTTGTTTGGTGGAGCTCACATGCCCGAGGGTATTACAGACCTCATCGACTTTGACTTTGATGACTCTGGTGCTTCTGGAAGCTACTCTGACGCTGTTACTACTGGCAACCTCAAGTACAACGCCGCCACTGGTTCTTACGACCTAACTCAATGTGCTGTGGGCGACCTCGTAAAGGTTCGCTTCTCGTTCAATGCTGTACCGCAGGTTGCTAACTCAACGCTTGAAGTCGGACTTATTTTCATGACCCGCGATGCTAACAACGCCCCTACGTTCACATTCGCGCTCACTACTCAGCCCGTGTTCTACGGAACTGGCTCGCAGGGTGTGGCCTACCTGAATCGTGTAGAGATGTCTGCTTACATCGCTTCTGACGAAGACCGCAACGCTCGGTTGTTGCCCGCTATCCGCTGCAATAATGAAATCCTTATCCAACCCCTTACTACCTTAATCTCAATCATTCGATAATCATGGCTATACGTATTACAAGAAACGAAGAAGGGAACTGTATCACTTTTGTTGGTTCCTCGAACCCAGCTTACTTTAACGCTTGCTTGAGCGCTCAGATTAACGCTGACGACGCTACACGCGTAGACATTATCAATGACATCCGCAGTCAGAACGAAGAAACCACTCAGTATGAGTTCTATGCTGTGTCTATTAGCGACTTCGCAGACAAAGACGGCAACTCGTTCGCCGACGCACAGGCTATGGTGGACTACGTTAATGCCAACGCTAATGTTATTGGTGTTAGCTCCGTAGGAACCAACCTCAACGGTGTCGCTGTGAACTTCCGCTTGGACGACACCTCGACATCCATCATTATGGACAACGGCTCTAGCTTCGGTGTGAACACCATCAAGGCTGTTGCTGACGCTGATGGAACTATTCACATCCACGCTATCGGCGCTGGTACTCCCGATGGCGCTGACGAAGCCGACGAACACAAGCATTTTCAAGGCCTAGAAGTGGGTAACGTATCGGTCAACGGTTCTACCGTGTCTGGAGGTATCCAAGACATCGTTAATACGCTGAATGAGCTGTTTACTGTTGGCGCTTTCGAGGCTGTTGTTATCTCTGACCCCTTCAGCACAATGGTTGCTGACGTTGATGGTGAAGATGCTGGTTATACCCTTGTGGGTAGCACCGCCGTTGACCCCGTTGGCGATGATATATTCACCAACAGTTCTTCTGGTAACTACGCTGGCCTTAAATCCACTGAGTTCATCGACCAAGCTGGAGAATACTTCACGTTCGATATTCGTGGTGAAGGACAGATTGGATTTGGTCTGGTGCATACAGATGCTTCCTATGCCGCTGGTAAATACTCGGGCAGCGCTGCCTACGCTAACCCAGCCACCTTTGCTACATCTAACAGCGCCCACTACGGTTACCAGTTCTCGCACTGGTTCCACCCAACCCCTAATGGTTCTTGGACTAACTACGGCGCTTCTACTGGTGTCATCTACGGTTCTGGTTGGTATAACTGGGAGTCTAAGGACGAGTGGCTTGCTGGTGAGCCCGTGAAGATGCGTGTTGGCATCGACGAAAACGGCTACATCGCTATCAGCAGCCTACAGGACGACAACACGACTTGGCTTCTCCACGCTCGTAGCAGCTACCCTGTTCAAGAAGGCGCTTCCTTCCACCTTGGTATTAAATCAGCTAACGCTGCGGCTCGTGTATTCACAGCCCCTAAAGTACACTTACTAGAGCCTGCTGCTCCTGTAATGAACTTCCGTTACATCGAATCTCCTGATGGAAACTTCGAGTATCCTTTGTTCGCTACAGAGGAAGAAGCTAACTACTATGATGGTGTCGCTGGTGGTAGCTCTACATCCCATACCCATACGTATGTTGATGACCCAACGGGAACTACTTGGTATATGCCAGACAACGGAGGCACGATGACTGCTACTTCTGCTCCGTCGGTTGATTTAACCCTTGGTCAAGCTGCCGCTTATACTGAGATAACATCTCTAACTAACTCCGACCTAGCTCCACCTGTGTTCTCCGCTACTGCCATAGTTCAGGAGGAAGGAACTAACGTAAACATTCAGGTTACGCCTGCTGGTGCTTCTTGGTCTAGTTCTGTAAGCATCTCTCCAAGTGGCTCAGGACTGGTCTACGATGGTTACAGCCTTGTACAAGGTACCCTGACTGACGTAGGTGCTGATACCGTTTACACAATTACAGTTACGCGCGGTAACTCGTATGGTTCTACTACTGGGTCTATGACTGTTACCGCTACGGATGTAGCTCCTGTAACTACTAACGATACACCTTGGACTAAAGCACTAGATTTTGATGGTAATAGTGAGCATGCTAAACAAGTCAGTAACAGTATGATTTATCAACCTTTACAAATGAACGGACTTGCTAACACAGTTAGTGGACATTCAACACTAGGGTATACATCTAACTCAAGCTCTTCTAGACCTTGGGCTACAGCAGTTGTATTCAAATCAGATGGCTATAGTGGTAATCAAATGATATGGAATCAAGGTGAAGGTTCTTCATCTGGTAATGATAACATCTTTGTGAATGTTACTGCTGCTGGAAATGTAAACTTCGGATGGGGTAGAGAAGGCACAGGATATAATCAATGCCGTATTGCCACAGGTATCTCCTCTTCTAACTGGTACGGAGTTTATATTGCTCATAGTGGAGAAAGATTAGGTGGCAATGATGCTACTGCGGCTAACCTAGCTGATTGCTTTGATATTCGTATTATGAGTAGTGCGGACTCCTTTGGCTCACTAAGTGCTAACCTATCTACAGCTGCTAACTGGACAAGTACTGGTTATCGTATGGATAGAACTATAGCTGGTGACTTCTCCGTTGGTGGCAGAACATCTGCCTATGGCTATAACTACCGTGGTAAAGTAGCTAGTGTTGTTGTTCACTGTTTGAAGTTAGGTGTACCTATGCCTGACTCTACTGAGATTGAACTGATAATCAAGGACCCTACTAAGTGGGAAACTGATTACTTAATAGGAAATACATATAGACGTCCTACTTATTCAAACAACTCAACTAACTATCAAAAGGATACAAGTCTTGCATTTGCTAGTACTCAGATGTGGTTAATGGGTGATACTTCAACAGATGCGTTCCCTAATATTAGGAATAATCAGAGACCAGTACTTTATAGTTATACTTCAATGGATATGACTAATATGGTATCTAATGATATTGAAACTGTAAACATCGCAGGATTAACCTAAACAAAGTCCCCCGAAAGGGGGCATCCCTTTATGTCTAGAGACTACAAAAAAGAATACCAATCCTACCACTCCAAGCCTGAGCAACGAGCTCGTCGTAGCAGCCGCAACAAAGCTCGCCGACTAGCCATCAAGAAGCACGGAGCGGCAGCCGTTAAGGGAAAAGATGTTGACCACAAGGACAGGAATCCACATA